CTGGTCGAACAAATGCAAACTCATCACAGTACAACAGGGTTATGGACATACCGCGACCTGTATTTTCTGTGGTGGTCTGTGCGATGATACGACTGCCATTTTCAAATTCCAAGGAACCTTTGTTGTACGACATAACTCCGGCACGGATATGATTGGGACAGGCTTCATAGGCATAACGTACCCGCTGCATGATTTCTTGTGCACCTAGATACTTGTGCGCGGCCACTAGGTTGGTAGAATCAGCTATAAACATGGCATGCCACAACAGATAACCTGCGGCCGTAGTCGATTTGCCTGTTTGCCTCGGCATCATGCTGACAGAGAATCTATAACGATGATAGGTATCAATTAGTCTGGCTTGGAACTCATATGGTCGATACTGTATCTTGCCGTGTAGTGGATGTTGAATATATAAAAAATTGCTCATGAAATACAAAGGACCAGTTTCAATGTCAGCGCATTTCATGAACTCATCAATCTGTTGCTCATTGTAGTACTGTCGGCGATGTGGTTGTTTGATCAGTACACCTTGAAGACTTTTTGACATATTGTTACTTACCAAAATATACCTATATAAATATTCTTATGAGTAATACTCTTGTGTTGTTTCAAGACCAACAATGTTTCAGCACAGTGCATCAATCTCTGGCCAAAGTTTGGCAAATTGTCCTAATTGATCTAGATGAAACTGTTGCTCAATGTCCGTAATGTGTTGGCGTAGTTGCTCGCGCAGGTCCGCTTTGACCTGAAGATTATCAAATACCGAACGCAAAAACTCTTGTTCAAGTGCAGTCAACAAACCTGAATCAAGAGCACCGTGTAATTCCAGTCTGGCCAAATTCACGATGTCTGTTCCCAAGCGAGAAGGATCTAGACATTCAGGTTGGTACAGACTTTGCCAGTGTATGGTCAAGTCCTGTCGCCGGGCAAATTCTGTAAGTTCTATTATTCTAGTGGCGCTGTAAATGTTATAAACCGCATGTATACCACCTTGGTGTCCTTTGGTTCTCATCAAAGTTTGTATTTTGTCAAGATTCTGCATCAATTGGGACCAAGTAGACCCATGTCTCACGTATTCAAATCTTGACTCAACATTGTCAAAGCTGATACTCCAACCCACTTTTGATCGTTTGCTTAATTTCTCAAAAATTTTATTGCTTGTTAAATCAACCACAGCATTGGTTATCAGTGTGACCATACAATCTTGAGGAATTACATCTAGCAAGCGTTCGTTTTCTTTCAACAGCAAAGGTTCACCACCCACGAGAGCTACTTCACGTATGTGTTCTTGATGTTTTTCAAGATAATCACATACTTGTTCATAGTGAGGTGTGGTACCTGACCTAACTTGCATTTTATGTAAGGTTGCCCACCGACTACTGCAAGCAGGAGCACAATAATTACAACTGAGATTACAAGTATTGTTCCAACGCACATCAATCAGTGTAGGTCGATGTTCACGATCTCCGGCTGTGGTGCAATCAAATTCGGAGTTTACTGAGTTGTGCCAATCACGTTCACTACGACCATAACGTTCGGCTTGCACACAGTTGTAACAGTAAACAGGATGTGGCTGACCCGAACGTATGCTTTGGCGTATTTGCTGCATGGTCTGACCATGCAGAATTTGTTCAATGGTCTGTGAATTTAAGTTGCCCAATATGTTAGGATCACCAGCACAACAGGTTTTGACATCACCGCGAGGATTAATATGCAGACCTCGCCAAGGTGCTGCACAATAAAATTTATCCATGCGTTATTTATAGGGGGGTTTCGCCGGTAAGATAGGGTTTAGCAAACCATAATTGGAACCAACGGTCGGTTCCGGGTTCAATGTGTTTTTGACGTTGCAAACGACCGATTCGTGTTCCCGTTTTTGAAATGTTGCTGCCTTCAAGAGGTTTTAATTTGCTTGGAGGATATACACCTTTACCAAATTCTTTAAATCGCATTTAATTGCACCACGATTGTTTGGCTTCTCCATAATATTCTCTAGCAAAACCATTTTTAATCAAGGCCATGCGTAGTGATTTACCGTCTAAAACAACATCTCCCAATACACGACCACCAAATTTGTCCCATCCATACAGAATGACTTGGTGCTTGGTGGATTTCTTCACAGCGTTTTGTGTGAATACAGTGGCCGCTTTTCCTTTTGCATCCTCAGACGGACATTGAGCCCTGTGACCTTTTTCTGGTGTGTCAACGCCGTAGATTCTTACTGCAAGTTCGGGTTTGAGTGGTGCCGGAAGAAATGGCGCCGCAATGACCACAGTATCACCATCATTTATTCTTACGATTTGTGCATCATATGTTACTCCCTGTGGTGTTTTTTGTGCCCAGGCAGGCACAGTCATGGCCAGGATTAATGCTATAGATAGATATAGTTTCATATCAGTTCCTAATTTTAAATTATCTCAAGTGTTAATGCTTACTCAATGTCTTGTGTGTTTTGCGCACCAAGTAGATTTTCATCGAGGATATCCTTTGAAGCCTTTGATGGGGCTAATTCTATTGACATCATCAGTTTCTCGACTGCCAGATGGCGCTATGGTCTTTATTGAGCCTTTCACGCGCTTGGCAGCATATTTTATTTTTTCATCTTCTTCATCGGTGTACCCAAACAGTACAGGACTATTAGATATAAATGATTCATTATCAGCTGTGTCAACAGTTGGAGAACCGGCCATGTGCAAGCTCATGCGATATAGATCATAATACTTGTCAAGACCATCGATGCGCATGGCACCAGGACTTGCAGCTACAAAATATTGATTTGGTTTTCCTTGACCAGCTTTGTGTTCAGATTGCTCTGTGATAAATTCTCTAGCTCTCACAACTGCTCCTTAGAACACGCTTTCTTGTGCCGAACTTTCTGTACCTATTTCTACGGCTGTGAAAGGTGTGCCGGTCACTGTGACCTTGTTGCCAGCACCAGCATAAACTTCAAACACTGTGTGGGCAGGGATCAATATTGCCTCAGAATATATGTTGCCTACGGCTGCGGCAGAACCCAATGCAGTGGCATAGGCTTGATATGTCACTGTATTGGCTCCGGTGGATATTTGCAATTTGTCTGTGTAGACAGTGGCATTTGATAATGATGTGTAAACGTTTGCGGCCATTGTTGTTCCTTTATACCAACTTATTTACTTTATTACCAGTTACGGCATGACCAATAGCGAGCTTTGAGTCGGCTACCGGGATTGGCACAGTTGTGTCTGGCTCTAAAACTTTTCCTGCGAGCAGGATTAGACTTTTTGATGCGCATGGTCTTGTCGCCAAAGTTTACTTTTTTGACATTGCCAGTCTTGGGATCTCGGACGTACACTTTGTACTTTTTTACATCTCCCGCCATTTTCTTACCAAGTTTTACTTCTCGACCTTGATATTCGGCTTCATCTAAATCATCTTGATTTGATTTGCCATGTTTTTTATCAACAAGTTCACGATGCTTTTCAAACCAGTCGGCTTTTTTCATGTTATATGCACGTTCAAACTGCCTTGGGGTCATTGACTTGTAGTCTTGATGCTCAATGTCAAGGTTTTTCATCTTACCTTCTTCTACTACTTGATAACCATAACTTTCTAATATGTCTACTAGCTTTTGATCTGCAGCAATGGTCAAGCGATCTTGTTCGACTGCAATGATGTAGCTTTCTATCAGGCAATCTTCACGGATGTTGATGGCAAAATCATCCCCCACAGCAGGATTTTCCATCCACTGTTCGCTCTCAATGATGTATTCTTGCAGAGATTTCATGAAGTTTTGTACTGTTTGTAAAGTTTCATCAAGTGATTTTCCATCTCAGATTCCGACACCTGTTGTGTAGGACCGCCACCGCCGCCGTTTTGTTGTGTAGGTATGGTGGTCATACCAGTAACTTTGTGTTGCTTGACGAGTCGGCGAGCTGCGTCGGCATTGCGATTTTTGTAAAATCTCATCAAGTCATTTTTCATCTCAGATTCCGACACCTGGTGTGTAGGTACCACTGGTATGGTGGTCATACCAGTAACTTTGCGTTTGTTGAGACCGCCAGAGATGGTGTTGGTCATGTAGTCAGCGGTTTGCATTTGTGGTTTAGGTTTGTTGCTGTGGTCTTCTTCCATTGAATCACCCGATGACGTGGGCACTGTTTCATAGCCACCACTGGATCCTAGGCCGGCCAGTTTGAGAATTTGGGCCAGTTTCTCGACATCTTCGTTTGTGGCCTCAACATTCAAGGTCTTATTGCCAAGATGATCAATGTGCATGTCGAGGCTCAGGCCTTCAGTAAGCACTGATTTGAGTTTTTTGTCATAGCTCTCTGCCATTTGGCTTTCATACACACCTTTGCCAAATATCATGCCTTTTTTGCTTTTGCCATTGCCATTGCTGGGTGCCGGGGCAACTGAACCGGCCACTGTGGTTTCTTTAACGCCTTTCTTCTTTTCTGGTAATCCTTTATGCTTGGTCTTAGCAAAATCTTTTGCATCAGACTTTTTCATTGTATCGGCAACTTGCGCAACTTCTGCACTTGCTGGTTCTTCACCTTTTTGTGCTGCGTGAACCATTCCCATAAATCTTTGCTGTGCTCGGCTAACAGCTTTTTCAACTATTGGTTGTCCGCACATTTCGCAAACGTGCTCGTCGTGTTCTTTAGCGATAGCAGGTTTTTGTAACAACTTACTCTTAACACCAGGACCTTTGGCACCAATCTTGCGACCGGTTCCTTTGGGGCGACCTCTTGGTCTCTTTTCCCCAGGAACCGGATCACTGTCATCTTCATCATCAATGGGACGGCGTTCATGACGCACACCTGTGTCGGTCTTGGTAAGAGTACCACCTTGACTAGTGCGCACAGTGTCGCCAGGCACAGCATCACGATCAAAATCATCACGGTTGGTGAATTCGCGCTCCGTAACCTTGTTGTGTGCTTTTTGAATTATGCTTTCATCTTTAATTCCTAATTTATCAAAGAGGATCTGTGCTACTTCATCAGTATCAAATTCATAAAAAAGTTCATCACCATCAGCCCCCATACTTCGAAACTCATCTATAGCACTATAGATATCGTCACTTGTTAATCCTTTTTCGTGGCCTATGCTGTTTGCAATCTGGTCAGCAACTTCTTGTTCATTTCGATGCCCGAGTGGAGGAAAACCTTCCGCCACACCTTTCACCTCTTTTTGCCTAGCAGCTTTTTTCATTGGCTCATTGCGATTACCGTCTTTATCTAGATCTAAAAAGTCAGGTTTGGCATTTTTGCCTTCCAGCAAATTAATTTTGGCCAATATATCGTACATGTTGTTCATTGGTTATTCCTTATCTGGCCGCACTGTGGACCGTGGGTTTTTTATTCTTTCCACCGATTGGACTCTTATTGTTCGTGGGAAAATCGTCTGTGGTCACTGCCCGAGGTGTTTTGCCCCCCGCCACTGTGAACGAACTTTTGTCGGCATTTTTTACTACCGCATGTTCTTTGGGATCGGCCGCGTACTCTTTTTTGAGATCACGTTGCTGTTTGTCAGGGGCTGGATAATCAGTGTCGGTGAGAACTTTTTTGTTTTCTGTGTTTTGCTTGTCAATTTCCTGCTTCACACTGTCATCATACTTTTTATCCACCATTATAATGCGATTGGGATCTAGGCCCAACAACTGCGCTATTTGCGTAATCTGTGGTGGTGTTGCTGGATAGTTAAAAGTAACATCACAGAAAGTCATGCTTTCATTGGGAAATTTGGGAAAATCCGGCAGGTTTTTTTGTACCGGAGTTTTCTTGCTGTCACTCATTGAAATCACATCAAACTGTTCTAATTTTTCTTTGAATGCCTTCATAAATCCATCGGGCATATCACCGGCTATTTTGATCCTATAGTCGTATGTGCGTTTTGATTCTGTTAAATATTCCACCAGTGTTTTCATCTTTTTCCCCTGTAGCATATTTAGCCTATTAAGGCTTCTTTGGTTGTTCTCGTCGTATTAGGTGCTGCAAGAGCTCATTGCGACTCAATATGTGTCCTGTACCAGTGGCAGTAGGGTTAGGATCATCATCAGCAGTTTGATCCAGCTTGGCTTTTTGCAACTGCAGTTGGATCATCTTGAGTTTTTTGTTGAGTTTGGCTGTTTTGGCTGTGATAGCATGCCCCAACATGGTACTTGCCACAGCAAATATTTCTGATGCATAGCGACTGTCGACCTGCATGCCTAGATCCATGAGACTGTCATAGCTTTCAGTGGCTTTTTTAGCCAGCTCATCTATTTCGGTGTCGGATGCTTCCAGCCCTTTCACAGCCGGCAACGCGGATTCTATTTTGTCCAAAGTAGCCAAGGATTCTGGCAAAATGGGCAGGGTGTTTTCAATATCATTGCCCGGCTGTGTAGATTCCGGAACATCGGCAACCTTGGGTGGCAGATCGAAAAGCTCCTCTAATCGACGGGTCATTCCGTATTTACTTGTTCAACTGTCCGGCCTTTCATTTACTTCTTACCGTTGCGGAAAATCTGGTCCTCTGTGATCACCCGGAACTGTATGCCTTGCCGGCGGCACCATTTAGTCGCCTGGTCCCATTTGGCATAGTTCACAGCCACTATGGCTCTATCTCTCATTGATGCTTTGCTTTCCAACACACTTTGTTTTTTTGGTTTGATTTCAATCAGTTCGTTTTTGACCTTGTTGTTTTGTGTCCGGTACTGTACGAAAAAATCTGGTACATAATTGGTCATTTTGCCCGTGAGGGGATTGCGGTAAGGAATTGAAATAGGTTCGCTGGCCCAACCCACCACGTTGTCATTGTTGTCACAAAAGCGCATGAACGCATGTTCCCACCCCGATCGATATTTGGGTTTGCCTTTGCCAAGATACTTTTGTGGATTCAAGATTTCAAAAAAACCTTGGGCGTAGTTTCTACTCATGGCAACACATTGCGAGCCGCATACTGGTTGGGAATAATTCCGGCATTGACGCCTAACAAAGTGGTATTGCTGCGTTGATTATTGAGAAAATAACAGAGAATGGTGGTTAACTTTAATTTATCTTGATCTTTTATTTCTGCTAACAGGTCCATGACTGGTCGTTTGCTGGACTCGGCGACTCTAAATAGGCTTATGGTGAAATTCTTTGCTGCAAGTGGATCACCAAATGCTTGATTAAAAAAACTAAGAACTGCATCGTACTGATCTACCGGCACGTCTTGTTCAAAAAGGTAGAATTTATCAAATAGCCTGACTGTGGCATCAAGGTCGGGATTAGAAAAGTTAACTGAGCTCATCACGAATTCCGTAAGTTAAATGTTAAGGGTTTGTCCGAGTCTGCGGCTGCCTAGGAATACTTATTATGGGCGCAGGACTGTTAGGCACTATAGGCGGTGTCGCGACTGGGGCTTTGGGAAAAATAAAAGAGTCAACTTTGTTTATCACGGCTGAAGCTTGTTTTGGCAATTCTTGTCGTGCCACATCCGTGAGCACAGCAGTGGCTTCATCTTTCACAATGGCTTTGAGATCTTGGCCTTTGAATGTTTTGTAGGCCGTGCCTGCTTTTTGCACAGCACGTATTACACCTTGTACGGATCCTTCTTGCAGGTCAGTCACAATGCCACCCACTGCGTCAACAAGACCACCGGGTCCCAATATAGTTGCACGACTGCCAGGCCTAGTTAAGGGGCTGGGTGTAGTATCATAACGAGCCTTATCAGCAAAGCCTTTGACAAAGTTACTGGGCCTAGCTCCATCAATTTTGCCTGCATAATATTTGACTGTTTCATAACGTACAGTCATCTGATGTTCCATGAATTGGTTGCCTTGACTGTAGTCATAGGTGTCATGCCTCCAATCAGTTATCAGAGGATTAATCAATACGTAGGCACAGAAGTTTTTCCCGGTTGCCTGTTGCCCGGCCGCAAAAGGTCTTCCTTTTGGATCCGTGCCGCCGGGTGTTGCCATGCTATCGGGTCCGTTGCTCAAGCCATATATGGTAATGTCTCTTAAAAACGGTGCTTTACCAGTGGGGCCGACCTTTCCATCTAAGGAGTTTTCACCAATGTATCCCCAATCATTGACTTGACGCACGGGTTCGTAAATGTCTCTAGCATTGTAAGCTGCACCACCACCCTGTGCTGCTTGACCTGGCGGGGGTGGAACATTTGTAAAATATTGCTGGCTTGGATCCTTGTAGTAATAGGAAAAATAATTGTACCACAAATTCCTAATGAGGTCGCTGTTATCATCATGAAAAGTAAATTGACAGGGATTATAGTTAATTCTTTTCTGTATCAACCGCTTGCGATTGTACTGGTTCATGACCTCTACATCAATGTCATAGGAAGGTAATTGAACTGTTTTGACCAAAAGGCCAATGTCTGATTGATTCTTGCCAGCTTCTTTAAAAATATTATTCAGCGCCTCAATTCCTGACCCGGGGGCCGTGTTGAGATTGAAGTAAACATGAAAAAGAAATTTGGGGCGCGGCGCAAAGTTATAATTACCCGCCCGAAAAGTTTTACTGGCGTGCTGGTAATCTCTTAGATAGTCACTGCCAAAAAACCCTTGCGCTACACCTCCTATGAACCCCTTGACCAACGAGGCCATGTCATTAACCTGTAGCCACGCTGCCCAGCGTTCTTCCTACTGTAGCGCCAAGACCTGATCCAATGGGAGTTTGAATAGCATTATCAAAACGCATGGTTAAAGTCATTGTTACTGGTTCGCTCGTGCCATAATTGAGATCATTGTAGTTAACTGCTTGCAAGTAACAACCATACAGTTCCCAAGTTTCCAGTACCACCGGAGTTGATGCACCATTACCACCATCAAGGATTTCACAGCGCGTGACAAATTTGTAATCAATGCCAGACCTTGCCGAGGCCATTTCCATGAAGTCCAACTGCTTCTGCACTTGCTCGCCCACCAATTTGGATACATTGCCAAGAGCATCATCACGCAGTTCGATTGCCACAGATTCCCAGCTGTACTTGCCAGCTAGATAAATGGTAGAGTTATAAATGGGTATATTCATTTCTTCAAAACTCACCGATGGTCTAGCAAAGCTAATTACCTGTTTGGTCAATTCTGTCCGCGGTGTGCTGACCCCAAAATTTTCAAATATAGCTCTAAAACGATATTTCAGTTTGGGCATCAACAGACCCTGCGCTTGGGCTGATTGGTCACTGGCCAAAGGCACGGTCATTCTTGTCAATGATGCAATGGACATGTTTGTCTCCTAATATAGAATTATTTATGGCAAATGAGATCAAAAAAAATGGGGCCTAAAGCCCCATTTTTCTGCATTAGCGATGCCGTTAGATAGTGGACGACGAGGAAACTACCCCCGAGGCAATCTCACCGGTATTCTTGATGCGAACCGGAATATAAATGAATTCAACTGCTTTCACGGGTTCAACAGCAATGTCAACGTAGAGTTCATTGCGATCAATACGTGCCGGTGTGTTGTTGCTTGTATCACATACCACCAAGTAATCATAGACACCGCGCTTGGCCACAAGATCGTTAAACATACTTTCAATGGCAGTACCTATTTCATCTCGTGTCTGCTGGTCATTGGGTTCAAACACAAAACTTTTTGCAATACTCTCTAACCTGCCACGAATAAAAGCTATCAGACGTGCTACGTTAATACGATCTAGAGCGCTGGGTGAGGAAGCCGTGGTCTTGTTACCATAGTTTACTATACCCGAGCCTGGCAGGAATGTAATTGGATTAATACCTTTTTGATACAAGGTATCACGAATTCCTTGTCGGAGAGCAGTTTGTACAAAAGCACCGGTCTGGGCATTTATATAACCTATCGTAGTTGCGTTGTCTACAACACCACGACGTGTGCCTGCAGGCGCTAGCCAAGGAAAGGAAGTTTCGTCACTGCGCAGAATAGTACGAAGCATCATGTGGCTTGCTGGCATCACTATTACCTTTCCTTCGAGGTCCGTGGTCTGACACGCAGGATAGAATACGCCAAGATAGGCATCGTGTGTTTTCAAACCCGTCTCGCTGTCAACATCACTGTTTGCAGAGTTGCTTGCCCAAACGTCGAGGTCGGTAGACGTGTCGGGCAAACGCAAAGGCGTGTCACCAATGACAAAACCAGTGTTGCTGCGCTCATTGTTCAAAGCCACCATGTTAGCCATCAACTCAGGATAGCCCGGAGCAGCCAATATGTTAAACTGACGCTGTTCTTCTCTTAGTTCTTGGTTGGCGTCTATGGAAGACTTCAATGCAGCCACCACTAGAGAACGTACAGCTTTGCGTCCCATGTATGGTGCCCCAGTATTCAGCAGACCACTGGCACTGACCCAAGCATCAGTGACTGTACCTGTAAATGATGGGTAAGCAGCAGTGTTGAAACGATTCACTGCAAATTTTTTGACGTTGAAACCCGATCGACGCAAGTTCCAAGCCAACAGGCCTGTGGGATAAAGACTATAATCAGGTGCATCGGGATCCAAGTAGTTACTGGACAACAAGCTGGTTATGGTAGGAACATCAGCTGTGACTGGATCGGTGTCTCCGTTGGTTGCCCAGCGCATGTCTGCAAACAATATACCATTGGGAGTGGTCGTATCAGTGTTGTCTATCGTAACCCACTGATCCACGCTATTCACTGACTCCCATCGCTTGATCATCGGATATCGTTCTAGATCGCTGGTGTCAATCCAAAGATCACCATAAACCAAGCTAGTATCATCGCTTTGTTTGGTAGGTGCTGTGGCGCTGACAATGGGCCCCGCGGGATCGGTATTAGTAAGATTGAAACCTCGAGAATCATTGGATACTGTGAGATAACCTTTCCAAGCAGTGCCATCATGTATCATGATGTCAACTTGGTCTGTGGCACTGTAGTACCACTTGCGATCCGCAACAGGATCTTCTGTTGGAGCCGTAGCGGAAGCCGTGTAAGTCAGTGGCACCCAGCTACTCAATGCCAAACCATTGGCTGCATCATTGGGAGTGACCAATTTAACTCCTTCAACCGATGTAGTGATTCCGGCATCGGTAACAGGAGTTCCGCTAGTGTCGACCAATACTATCACACCACCCAAGGTGTGTTTAATCTGCACTGCACCAGTACTGGTCACTGCAGCAGTTGTGTTGGCCACATTGGCTGCTACAAAAGCAGTGACAAAATCTGCTGCTGTGGTACCGGCCAAGGTAGCAGTGACAGCACTAGTCAACGTGTCGCTGTTTGCGGCACTGGCCTGTATGGTAAATGTGTTGCCGCTGGTAAATGTAGGTGATGTAGAGGACCCGGTCACAATGGTGGCCCCGGACTGCACTCTTTCAAAAAATTTCACAGTGAATGTATCATTGCCCGTGGTAGTGATATCATTCTCATTAACATCAAATTGTGCATAAAGTGACTCAGCCGCAATATTCTTTCCACCACCTGCTGGATCAAGGGCCTTGTTTGCACTTTGGTCGTTTTCGTAGAGAGGGCAAGTCTGTGTGACCCATAGATCTGTGGTTGCATTCCATTTTTTTACCACCAAGTCAGCTCCTTGATTGACGTTGTTGGTTTTCATCCAGATTGAACCAGTTGGATGTGGTTCTGTGCTAGTGGTTCTCCATTGTGGCACGGTATAGTGAGGTGATTGTTGCAGCACCGGGGCATAGTATAAGCGCGGTGTGATACCAGCACCAGAAAGCACACTGCCTGAGTTATTGGTAATATCAAGAATGCCGTTGCCATGGTCAGTTGAACCATCATTGGTGCCACGGCTGTCTACATAGATTTCTAACTTGCCATTCACGGCCTTGGCTTTCACACCAGCATTGCCGGCCATGGTAGAATTAATTGTAGTGGCCAACTGGGCCACTGTGGTGCCTGAAAACGTAACCAGCACGTCATTGAGATAAAAACTGCCCGATGTCAACGCAGGGTTGGTAGCTGTACCAATCACCGTGGGCCAAGAGTTCTTCCAATCATCGCTGCCAATCAACACCCATGAGTTAGCTGCCACAGCAGGATTGCTGACGGTATTGCCCGGGCTCTTATAGTAGCCTGGATTGTTGGCATTGGTAGCAACAATGGCATAGTCGCCAATGTTGCCAAGTGAGTTTTTGGGTACACCACTGCTAAGATCTGAGGCGCTGGTGATTACACGTGGTGTTTTCATTGTGAATGCATTGGTAACAGTACTCCACTCAAACACGCCCCACGCAGTTGCGACAGTATCTAACCAATAGGTACCGTTTGGGGGCTCACCAAGAGGACGAGTCAAACTAGCAGTAAGTTCGCTTAGATCAATGTCTGCACGTTGCACATAACATTGATTGGAAACTCCCAAAGCAGAGTAGGCCGCCATCAAACCATATTCGTTGAGTTCAAAGCCATTGATGGCTGAACCAGCACTGGTCTGATAGAAGAATGGGTTACCAAACGTAAGGGCCAAATCTCTCTGTGAAGATATTAGATAGACTTTATTTGCAGTGGCCGCTGTGGTGCCGGCTGCGACACCTGTGCCTGTACCACTGACTTTATTTTGCGCTGTTGCACACAAGACGAATGGAACCGAATTAGATGGAGCTGGTAAGTAATTGCTTTCATCAATGAGGCTAACTTCAACGCCTGGGGAGACTAGTGCCATGGGTGTATTCCTTTAATAAAAATATGCTATTCATATTTAGCGAATAGTACCAAAACCACCATCTAACCTTGCCCTTAATAAATACCTTACCGGGTTATCGTTGGAATAGCATATGAAAAATATAGGATTTGTTTACGAATCTTGGAATAAAATTACAGGAAAACGTTACATCGGGAGTCATGTTGGCAAAGATACAGACAGTTACTTTGGAAATGGAGTTGATTTTACAAAAGACTTTAAAAAATACGGTGCTGGATGTTTCGAACGAAAAATATTAGAGTATGCCGAGGATCAAAAGAGTTTGGCACACATCGAAGAAAAATGGCTGAGATCAGTGGATGCTAAAAATAACCCATCCTATTATAATCGTTCAAACTCTGCATCTGGCATTTATAGACAAGTAAAACAACTACCAAATCGACCACTGTGCTCGTCATGCCACAGCAGATTTGCGGCCATCAATTGCTACAGGCACGGACGAGTTTATTATAGATCAGTTTGTGACGACTGTGCAAGAAAGAAAAAGAAACATAAAGCACCAACGCCCAACTGGAAGTCGGCTGGTTATAAGAAAAAAATGGTGTGTGATAGATGCAATTTTAGAGCTAAAAATACTGCACAACTATTGGTTTACCATGTAGATGGCAATACTGCTAACATTGAGCTTAGAAATCTCAAAAGTATTTGTCTCAACTGCACCATTGAAGTTACTCGAGTGGACTTGCCTTGGCGGCGCGGAGATCTCGAAGAAGATCGTTGATTTGATTGTAGAGCTGATCTAAGGTTCCATTGTTGTCCAATACAGCATCAAACTTTGTGCCTACCCAAGATGTTTCACTGGCATGTATGTTGTATTTGGTTAAGATATCTTTGCTCAATGCCCAGCCTATGTGTTTGGGCCCGGCATTTACTGCCACCGCAGCATCATACCACTCGGGTTCAGGACCACGACAAACCCTTAAAACAATGCCGCATTGATCTCGTATGGCTTGGATTTCATTGGGGAATCTACAATCCGAAACCACTACATGATCTTGACTGTTGCGCAGTTTATTTTCCAAACTGGCTATCCAAATGTCATCATGGAATGCTCGACGGCAAACTTCAGTACCCCAATATTGCAGAACCCAACGCGGTGTTATGACTTGTTGCAGCCTTTTGGACCACCATTCATCCACTTGCTCACGCCATTCACGAGCTTGTTTGGTGCGCCCTTCCA